GTGCTGGTCAAAATACGCAAGGGCAAAATGCATTAGCCATCGGAAATAATGCTGGTCTAAGTACTCAAGGAACAGGATGCATTGCGATTGGTTTTCAATCTGGATTTCAAATCCAACTTGCAAATGCAATTGCAATTGGTGTTAATGCTGGTTATGGTTTATCAATTACACAAGGACAACAAAGTGGTGCAATTGCTATTGGTTTAAATGCAGGACAAAGTTTCCAAGGAACAAATACAATTGCATTAGGTATAAATGCAGGAGCAGGAGGAACAGCAACACAAGGACAACAAAGTGGTGCTATTGCGATTGGATTCCAAGCAGGATACACAATTCAAGGAATAAATGCTATTGCAATTGGCGTTAACGCTGGAGCTGGACTTGCAACTGCAGCATCAACAATTGGCCAAGGCCAAAACGCAGTTGCAGTTGGTTTTAGTGCAGGACAAACTGGGCAAGGTTCTGGTGGAATTGCTATTGGTTATCAAGCAGGTCTTGCAGGATGGAATGCTACTTCTGCGATTGGTCAAGCATTCAATGCAGTTGCTATTGGTATACAAGCAGGTCAAAGTGGACAAGGAACAAATGCCATTGCACTTGGGTTTCAAGCAGGATTAGGTGGGACTTTGACACAAGGACAACAAAGTGGTGCTATTGCATTGGGATATCAAGCAGGAATTAGTCTTCAAGGAATAAATGCAATTGCAATTGGTTCTAGTTCTGGTTATTCAAATCAAGGACAAAATTGTATTGCTATTGGTGCAAATGCTGGACAAAATCAACAAGGAGCAATATATTTAAGTAGTCCTCAACCAACTATAGCTATAGGATATAATGCAGGTCAAAGTGGACAATCTGGAAATAGTATTGCAATTGGTCCAAATGCTGGTTCACAACTTCAAGGTGCTGCACCAGGGGTCTTATATCCAATTGGTTATGCAATTGCTATAGGTTATAATTCTGGTACAACTGCACAAGCACAATACGCTGTTGCAATAGGTTATAATTCAGGTTCTTATAGTCAAGGAATTGGAGCTATTTCAATAGGAGGTTATATTGGTTCTACTTTTAGTGGTGCAGGTTCAACAAATCAAGGGCAATATGGTCTTGCAATTGGTGCAGGGTCAGGAGCTTGGTCACAACAAAGTGGTGCAATTGCAATTGGTTATTTAGCAGGAGTAGGAACGTATTCATCTTCACCTGCAGTATCACAATTCCAAGGACAAAATGCAATTGCAATGGGTATAAGTGCTGGAGCATATTCACAACAAAGTGGTGCAATTGCAATTGGTTACCAAGCAGGAGCTGGGTCAATCGGTGCAACTAAACAACAAGGAATAAATGCAATTGCGATAGGTGTTAATGCAGGTCAATCAACACAAGGTACAGCTTGTATTGCGATTGGTCAAAATGCTGGGTTGAATAATCAGGGTTTTACCCAAAATACTTTTTCAGGAAATTCCATTGCTATAGGAAGTGATGCAGGTCGTGATTCTCAGGCACAGTGGGCTATTGCGATTGGTCTAGCAGCAGCTTACACAGCTCAAGGTGATAATGCTGTTGCTATAGGAACATCAGCTGGAAAAACAACACAAGGACAATATTCTGTTGCAATTGGTATCAATTGTGCCTCAACAAGTCAAGGATCAAACTCTATTGCAATAGGTAATGCAGCTGGTCAAGGAACGCAAGGGAATTCTGCAATAGCAATTGGTGTAAATGCTGCTTCATTAACACAACAAAGAAATGCAATTGCAATTGGTTCTGCAGATGCAACAACAGGTGGTGCAGGTTATGCAAATCAAGGGATTGGTGCGATCGCTATTGGTGCAAGAGCAGGTTTAACTGCGCAAGGTTCAGGTGCGATTGCTATTGGTTATAATGCAGGAAGTGTAACGCAAGGACAAGGTGCAAACTCTATTATTATTAGTTCTTCAACTCTAGCTAACACTGGAGCTCAAGCAGCAAATACTATTGTTATAAATGCTTCGTCAGCTACTGTTACTGGTGCAACAACACTTGGAACATATATTGCGCCAGTACGTAATATAACACAAACAACTGCGCTTGGTTATGATACAACCGCAAATGAAGTAACTTATTACACATTAATGAACACATTTAGTGCAGGTTGGATACCCTCTACATTAACTGTTACATTCCCAACAGGATTATTTGGTACAACAACAGTAACAGGAATTACTGCTGGTGGAACTATAAGTGCATATGCATTTTCTGGTGGTGTTACAAATGGTCAATATGTAATAATAATACCAGCAACAGGAGGAGCAGTAACAATTACACCACTATCAGGCGCACTACAAACTACAAGATACTTTAACTTTTCCGCAAATATAACAGTTACTAGTGGTAAGTATGCAGTAATGACAGTTGTATATGATGGTTCAACAAGGTACTACATTTCTTGTTCGGCATTTAATAGTAATTAAAATATATATTTGGGTTGATTTTATTAATGAAATGTTATAATTTGCAAATAAAATAATTGTAAATTATAAAAAATGGCAGCTTTAATAGGGAATTTAATGATTTCTAACATAGCAACAAGTATTTCGCCAACAACATCTACTGGAATTTCTAATGGAAGTAGTCAAATACTACCTGGTCTTGTTACAGCAACAGCTACTTTAGGAAGTGGTAATTATACATATCAATGGAATCAATCAGGAACTGCTATAACATTTACAAATGCAACAAATACTGGCACTAATTGTACTTATGCATCTTTATCAGTTGCCGGTTCAACCACAATTTATTGTACTGTAACTGATAGTTGGACTGGCAATCAAAGTGTATCTGGAAATTGTGTAATAACATGGCCAGTTCAATCTGTTACACAAAATGTTGTTATTAGTGGTACAGTTACATACAATGGTGCAGCGCAATCTTATACACTTACTGGAACCCCAGCCACACCAGCACCATCTGGCACACCTGCTTCTTTTACTGCAGCAGGAACATATGTATATCCAACAAATATTACATCTATTACAGCAGGATCAGGATATACATTAGGTTCAGTAAGTGGTAGTTTTGTTATAAATAGATTAACTATAACTGCAATGTCATTTACATTAAATGGTGTTGCATTTACAAGTAATCAAACAGGTACAGCTGGAACAACTTATACAATAGCAGTAAGTTCTGTTACGCCGTCTGGTGCTACTTACTCGCCTACATCTGTTGCATATTCTACTGCGGGTGCGTACTCATTAAGTTCTTCTGGAACAGTTAACTATACAGGAACATTTACAAGTCCAACCCTTACTATAAATGCAGCACCAACGCCAATTGTAGTCACTCTTCCACCAACGATTGCAGCCGGTAATGTAACTCCGCAAACAATTACTGTTACATCTGTTACAGGAGGTTCAGGTGTATATTCATCCGCTGTTTGGTCAAGAACTGCTTTTACAGGAACAGGAACCCCAGGTTCAATTTCAGGAACAATAACATCTGCAACTGCAAATAGAGGCTCTACAACTATTATATCAACAACATATCAGTTGCTTGTAACTGACAATTTAGGTGCAACTGGTTCAGGCAGCATTACAATTATTTGGAACATTGCATAAGGTTGCATTAAACATATTCAGGAGAAAATAATTCATCATAATATTTCAATACTGCTACCACATTTGGTCCCAAAAAATTATTATTCAAATATTCAAATTCTATGTTTTCCTTCCAGAAGAAATTTAGATCACAACAATCATTGTCTGGATTTGCGATTTGGTCAAACTTAGGTTCACTATCCAAATAATTTATTTTTGGAAAGGCTACTATTTTTTTGTCATTCTCTCTAATAGTGAAAATCCAGCGATGATGAATATAACCTCTATAATTATATAAGTCGTTGTCCACATTTCTACAAAGCTCCCTGTATTTTGAGGGGAACGCAATATAACCTTCTTTCGCAATTTTGCAAATTTGTTCACATACAAACCCAGGATTAATAATATCTTCTAGTGTATGTGTGCAAATACAAAAATCAAATTTCCCATTTTTTTCTACATATTCAAGGATAGGGACCCAACTATTTGGATGACTAATATCACATTTAAAGAATAATGGTTTTCTTTTTTTTGTTTCTTTATTATTTTCACTATTCTCTCCTTCTTCCAGTTTTTCCATTGGGTCTTCTTTTTGTTCATTGAAATCCACAAGTGCATCAATATAAGGTTGTGACCATCCATTCATTGTTCCTCCAACATCAATCACACTAAACTTCTCGTAAATCTTGTTCTTATTTATGTAATTTATTACCGATGAACGGTTGCCATTATTCACTTGAACATTATAAATCATAATTTATAATATTTATTAATTCATTTAAGAATCTTTAATATATATTTTGTAAAACTATTTCTTCTCAAGAAATACACGATAATCTTTGCTCAAAATGGAATATTCTTGTTCGTATTTCTTCAAGAAATCATTGACTCCTTCAAATGGATATTCATAAGGTTGTTCTTTTACTTTGTCCCAATGATACATATAATCATCTATCGCCAAGACACCACCCTTTCTTAGGAGCTTCCAAGAGAGAAAAAGGTCCAAGTGCACATCCAAACATTTGTGACTTCCATCTACATAAATGAAATCAAATAGTTGATTATTTTTAATAAGAACTAATAAAGCCTCTGCTGAATCTCCTTTGATTCCTTTTACACGATCTTGTAATCCAGAAACTTGCATATTATAATAGAAAGATTTTTCCACTTGATTTGACTTGATAGAGTGCAAAATATTTATATTGTCTTCATTGTAATCTTCCCATCTATCAATGCCGAAACCCAAACTGTTTGGAATTCTTGAAACAATATTGATGAGAGAAGTTCCTGCATAAGTGCCTACCTCCAAAACCTTTGGTTCAGGATTCTTATTATTCAAATTGAAATGTTCAATTGCATTTTCAAACTTCTCTCTAGCTTTTTGTCCATAAGGTAAATCGTGGACCCAATTGTACATTCCAACATATTGAATTTTGTTGGTTAACAAATGTTCATTTAATAATTTATGTGCTTGATTTTCCCAAGAAAGATTTTGAGCCCATTCATAGTTTTTTGTAATTAGATTGTTTTTTCTCTCCTCGCCTTCTGTATCCATTAATAAAAATAGTTGTTCCAAAGCCTTTTCTTGCCATTCTGATTCGCGTGCATTACCTGGAATAACTAATCCACGATCTCCTACAGTGTTTTGCAATGCTGCCAAGTCATTACAAATCACAAAAGTTTTTGTAAGAGCCGCTTCTAATGCAGTTAAACAAAATGTCTCCATAAAAGTGCAAGGATAGAACCAATAGTCTGCGCATTTCCAAGCATCTGCTAAAACAAATTTAGGAACCCACCCATAGCAATGAATGTTATAATTTGGGTTTTCTTCATTGAGTGAAGAGAGAAGATCACGAATCTCTTGCATCATTTTTGGTTCTACCTTATTGACCCATTCTCCATTTACATCCGCATATATATGCAAAGAAGCATCAGGAAATCTTGTCCAAATTTTTGGCCACATTTGCAAGAGTTGTAGGAGCCCACGATTTGGAAAGGAAGAATAAATAAAACTATTTTTCTGTTTTGTAATAGTTGGCTCTATTTCAGAAATTTCCATCTTCAGATTTTCATTGGTATCTTCTATTTGCTTTGGCTCAGGATTATTTGATGCAAACAATGGATTGATACCATAATAAAATGGCACCAAATAATATTTTAACATAGGAAATTGCTCTACAAAGTATGATACGTGCCATTCAGTCAAACAAAATATCTTGCGTAACTTATTATGAAGTGGAATCACTAAGCCAGATAATGTCAAATCGTGTGCAACCATATAAATATTGTCTACATTTCCCAATGTTGTTGCTGGATAATATTCGGAAAAACGACTAATAATACAAGTATGCACATATTTCTCTCTTATGAAATCAAAATAAAGGGAAAGATGAAGGTATTGGACACCTTCAAAGTCCTCAGATTCTTCACAATTACAGAAGACAACTACTTGGAAATATCCTTGGCGCTGAATATGACGCGCCATTTCAATAATATAGGTCTCCGAACCACCGACGCCTTTTTCCAAAATGGTACTACCTGACCATTGATTGAAACCGCCATCTGCAACAAAACACAAAATGGGTTTCACATTATCTTCAAAACTTGGTATCAAGCTATTTGTAGTATTTTCATTATTTTGATGATACATTTTGTTCATTAGTACAAAGATTTTATACCACGATTCAATCACAGGATAAGTGTCTGCATTTGGTAAATTATTATCTAGAAAAAGTCTTGCGCATTGTTCTCCTAGTGGATAATTTCCATATTCATAACAGAGTTGTGTCAAGAATTTTGGCAAGAAATGATAACTCAATGTCGGCTTCAAACTGTATTGACAATGAAGTGGATACCCTATTTCAAAACCTAGTTTGAAATATTCATAGGCTCTTGCCCTATCACCTTCCATATAATGATGAATTCCCAAAAAATAAATGGAGTCCGGTCTACTTTTATCAAGTTCATATGCCCTTAGATAAAGTGCTTCGCATTCTGACCAAGGTTTATTCAACTGGAAATTGGCAATCCTGGCGGCCTCAAAAACAGCATCTATTTTCTCTTGAATAAAACCTTCAGTTGGATGGTTTGCACGTTCAATAAAATAGTGAAACGCTTTCTCGTGTTCTTTTAATAAGTTATAGGTTTGTGCAAGGTAATAATGTGTCCTTGAATTATTTGGATCTTCTTCCAATTCTTCAAAAAGGAGCTTCAAATCCAATTTTTTCCTAGTCATTGTGCGCTCTTCCATATATTCAAATCGGCCATCAAAAATATGCGACTTCTGAATAGGAACAACAACATTGACATTATTCTTATCTTGAACCACTTCGTGAATCTTATATAAATACCTCAAGTTGCGATCGCTTCTTAGAATACGATTGGATCCATATTCCACATCATCACTCTTGATATAAAGTGTAAAAGAATCTCCCCATTGATCCCCACGAACTTCATTTAGAAATCCACGCAAATCTCCCTTCACAACATAGGTGTCATCTAACATAACCGTGTATTTGCAGTTGTGACCTGCTAACTCAAGCAATCTATTACGACTATCTTTGAAATTGATGAAAGGTTCTTCATATAATTTCCCTTTTTTATCAGCCAAAACCTTCTTTATAATTGATACAGTATCATCAGTAGATCCAGTATCCAAAATTGTCCACTGATCAATCAAATGCTTATTTTCGTTCAACATAGTTTCAAATTGTTGTCCGCCGTTTTTCACCATAATACACAAGTTAATCAGGTTATCATAGTTCAACATTTTTTTCCCAGTATTATCCACCACAATATAATATTTAAAATTTAAAAGCCAAGAATCAATGTAATCATTTGGAATATAAATACATAAATTAGTGTTAGAGAGAAAATAAATATTTTCTGGATTGTATTTTGATGCCAAATTTTCAATATATGGCGCAACTATTATTGATAATAGATTTATATTTTTGATATAAATATCTTTCAAATCTTCAGAAAAAGTAATACAATCTTCTGGAATAGTATCTTCATCATCTATATAGTCCACATTTTCTTGTTCTAAGTTTTTAAATATATTTAATTTATGTTTCTCCTCTGTTTTTGTAATAAATACTTTTTCAAAATTTTGTGAACAATTCAGAGGTAAATAACCACCGTGAGTTATTCCATAAAATATTGCGTGTTTGATACAAATGCTTTGTCCAATGGATGTCAAGAGAGAAATAATATTCTCATAGAATCCGACCTTATCTATGATTACCAAATTATTGTATTCTTTATGAGGGATTTTCTCAAACTCGCCCTCACAAACTTGGTATTGTTTCTTATTGATTTCAACCAACATCTTATAATCTTTTACTGTGTTTTTGTTTTTATATAATTGTTTATGCAAATATTTAAAAATAAGTTATTCAGTAATGATTAATGGATACAGTTTCAACTGAAAAAAAGTCACTGTCAAGGGAACAATTTATGGAATTGAAGAACCAGGGACTTAAAAGGTCGCCTACTTGCAGTCTTATTATTGTGGATAATTTTTATAATAATCCAATGGATACTCGCAACTATATTTTAACGCAGGATTTTGAAGTGCGTGGAAATTATCCTGGACAAAGGACACAATCTTACGCAACCGAAGAACTAAAATCAACTATACAAAAATATGTAATGCCATTTGCTGGAAAAATTATACAATTTCCTATGGAAAAAGATTCATATAATGGGGCATTTCAATATACGACAAGTAGGGATCGTTCTTGGGTACACGTGGACGGATTCAATAACTGGGCAGGTGTACTTTTTATGACACCTGATGCACCTCTTTCTGGTGGAACAGCATTTTATCAATTTTGCGATGGAACAATGAGTGAACAAGATCAAGAATACACACAATCTAAACCTGAGACGGATCGTTTTAGTCAAGATATGACCAAATGGAAAGAAGTAGACCGCATTGGGAATGTTTTCAATCGCCTCATTTTATTCAACTCTAAGAATTATCATATGTCTATGGATTATTTCGGTGATAACAAACACAATGGACGGCTTTTCCAAGTCTTCTTCTTTTCAACTGAAATATAATAAATTTACAAAATAGCTTAAAGACATCGTTATAATGTATCATAGAATCTATAATAAAGCCAATGTCCACAACATCTTTAAATACCGGTGCACCACATTTTAAATCTCTTATGAAGCAACACAGACATGCCGATTACACATTGGCAAAAGTGTTGAACGAATTCATTGACAATGTTATTAAAAAAACGGATAAGATTGTCATAAACACACAAGTAGATGATGGAGGGAAACTTTTGGAAATAAGAATTTCAGATAATTATATACACGGGTTTGAGAATCTGGATTGTGAGGGAAACAAGAATCCCTTCAATATGGGACATATCAAAGGTGCACACGAAGACGACTCTGAAACTTCGGAATTCGGCGTTGGAATGAAAGCCGGATCTTTAACTGCTGCAAACAAGTTGAATGTATATACGAAGATTATGCAACCAGATGGTTCTGCATTATATGTTGAAGTTATTTGCGATTTTGTTAAGATGTCAAATGAGCAAGATGTGAATTCCTCTTATAACCCACGAATTAGACATATTAGTGAGGATGATTATAAGGAATATCATCCTTTTGAACAAGGTTCCACTTTATTATTAACCAATATTCGCGACTGTATTTATTCAATGAAAAAACAGGAACTCTTGACAGCAGAAATTATCAAAGGAATTGCAGATACATATTCGCGATTTATTGAACGTGGTACAAGTATTACTGTAAATGGTGCACAAGTGAATGCGTATTATGATTTCTTTGAAGATCCTAAGTGCAAACCTTTTTCAACATATAAGGAATTATTTGTTTTAAGAAAATCGGGATTGAGTTTGTATTTTATTCGCCAAACTACTGCTGAAGGCAATATTAATTGGAAGGAGTATAGTAGAGAGAAGGAGAAGTGGGTGGAGTTGAAAGTGGCCAGTGGATTAACGCACATTCGCAATTTATTGGAAAACGATTATGTTTCTCCTTATGCATCTATTAATAACGATGGTGCAGTTATGGAAATTAATACAACCTTCGTATTTTATTCTGATAAATTTCATAATGAAACAAGTGAAGAAGGTTCTCTTGATGATGAAGACGAAAATGCTGATTTGAATCCATTGTTACCGGAAGATGCAGCCTTTATTTATAAAGATGACCGTAATTATGGAAAGAAGTCGCTTTTCAAGCATAACAATGGGTCAAATAATTATACCTTGCATGAAATAGATTTTAAGTCAAAAAGTCTTGGTAAAGATCTTGGAATTACCTTTAGTAAGGAGATCAATATGAGCGGAAACAATGACTTGATCAATGTTATTAAGTCTGCATTGAAAGACAGCAGAATGGGACTTACTTCAGATACAAGTACTGGAGCAAATGCGAAACTTTGTAGTCTTGCAATAGATCGTGGATTAATTGATCCACATAGTTGTAACTTGAGAAAATTATCTAAAAAACATAGGGACATTTTTGGAAGAGGTAAAAAAGAAAGTTCTTCAGCCGAAAATTTTGTTGAACCTGAGAATAAGTGTCAACCAAATAAATCTAAAATTGTATTTGCAAAAGGCGGTGGAATAAAAAAAATTTCAAAAACGCAAGTAGAAGAAATTCAAAATGATAATGATGATCAGAGTTCGGTATCTTCAGATTTATTCCAGTCCCAAAATTCAAACTCAAACTCAAACTCAAACTCAAACCAAGTTGTATCTACTCTTGATATTAGAACAGATGATAAAGAATTAGTAGAAATTATTGAAGATGAGAATTGTCAACTTGATGCTGAGGTTGATTTAGATCAAACGCAAAATGAAATAACAAATCAATATTTCTGTGATTATGAAGTTCGGAGAAATCGTATCCAAATTGTTATAAACAACCTAAAAATTATTTTGGATGGATCTGATAATGATTTATTGACAGACCAAGAAATTTTGGCTCTTGAACAACCACTTCATTTATAAATTTAATTTATAATATTATACCATACAATTAAAGAATATCTACTTTTATCAACAACTACTTGTGAAACAAAATGATCTATTCCAACTTCCTGATTTATTTTAAAAATATTCACTGATCCATTGTTTGGTGAAATGCTTTTATATATATTTTTATCTTTATCACAAAAATGCAAAATTCCTCCATAAGTTGGATGCCAGTCAGTATTCAAAGAAAACGTAACAGCAATGTTTCCCTTATTTTGATCGTGATGAACACTAAGAAAATCACCATTTCCATAGTTACTTACAAACATTTCACCAGGAATCATATTTTTACATCCAACAAATTTACACAATAAGTCTGTTATGGGAAAACTACTAATTGTATCGTATAATTTACAAGTTATACAATAACAAGTAGTATAATGTCCTCTGAAGTCTCTTTTAAAGCGGTAACAGAATTGGTTGTTTAAAAGATGTTTACTACATTCTTCAAAACGTTCTTTAAGAGCTGGATCGTTTAATGCATATTTTTTGGTGGCCCATACATTGTTATTTGGAAGAACTGAATAATTCCACCATTTATAATTATCCAGTTCTTTTACTATTTTATGTAACTCACTTTCGGAAATAAAATTCGGAATAGAAACAATAGATTTTTTATTATATATATTTCTGTATTTTTGTATGAAGTCATTATTGTTAATTTGTGGATTTATAAAACCATTGATTGTTTGAGTTTTATATGGTCGGATCATATATTTTTCAGATGAATATGGAGCAATTCCGAACTTGTCATTATCTTGAATATTTATTGCTTTATTGGGATAGTTAAGTAACTCACCAATCCGGAAAAAATATGACATACGGCCACCAATTAAGTATTTCGCATTTTTCATTATAAATAAATTTTTGAAGGCATTCATTGTTTCTGCTTGTGCTATAGTTTTTTCTAATTTATTTGACCATCTTAAGTATTGCAATGGTTCATTTGACTCATTTTCGTCCCATACTACCTCTATACTTCTTTTGTCAAAATGTCTTTTTATTTCAAGACAAATTTCTTTATTATCATTACAAATATATATTCGGGGATTATTTTGAATTTGACTATTTGTTTGTAGTTGCGTTTTAAATTCTAATAAAGCGTATTCACACTCGTTGATGAAAATCTCAATAGGTAAAAATTGTGGATTTTCGGTTTTTTTATCAGTCATACGAATATGTAAAACAATGTCAGTTTCAGGACAAAATGGGGTTTTTTTAACAAGATCATTTATTTCATTTTTTGTTTCAGAATTCAATATGAAAATTTGATTTTTTAAAATATCTGAATATTGCTCTATATTTCCATTATTATTTGTAGTATTTGGCAATAATTTTGGCCAAATTTCTATACACTCTTCAGATGGTAAAATTTTGAATGATGTGAAATAAGAATGCCATACTTTATTTTCAAGACTGTCATCATCATTTATTGAACCATTAAATCTTGGTATTTCATATCCTTCTTTTGTAAAACAAAATAAAAGATTATTTTGCTTTGCATATATAACAGCATTTAATATATCATGAATCAACGCTCCTAATCCTTCGCAATTTTGTTGAGTACAATTGTATCCGTAATAATAATCCCAAGACATATTATGATTATTATAAAGTTTTTATATAAATATTCATTGCAATGTTTTAATTTTTAATTTTTAATTTTTAATTTTTAATTATTTAAATTAGTTTATTATTTAAAATAATAGTTATTCAGTATTATAAAATGGATTACCAAAAAATATTAGCCGAATTAGACACATTGTATAACACTCCTATTAATGATGGTTGTATTGCCCAAATACCATCTCAAATGGAAAAACTTGAAGAGATTATGGATAAAGTCAATCCTAAAAATATTTTAGAAATTGGTTTTGGATTTGGAAAGAGTGCTGCATTTTTTCTTTTAAACAGTAATGCAAAACTATTTTCATTTGATATTTTTGATCAAGATTATCATAAAATTGCAAAAAAATATATTGATGATAGTTTTCCAAATAGGCATATATTAGTTCAAGGCAATACTTCAAATACATTAGATGAATTTATTGATTCTTACAATATTAAGTTTGATATTATTTTTATTGATGGAGGTAGAGATGACTTTCCTTATGCAGATTTATCAAAATGTGCATTACTTTCAGACTCAAGTACAATAGTAGTTTTGAATAATGTTATTAGAAAGGGAGAGAGTTATGCTTTCTGGAACCAAGGATTTAATAGTGCTTGGGATAGAATGCTTGAGAAAAAATACATTACTGAAATTGAACAATTTGATTACTTTTGGGGTCGCGGTATGGCCACAGGATTTTACAATTTTGATTCAACTGGTAAACCATTATGTAACTATTCAGAATACAAAAATATGAATAAGAAGGATCTTTATCACGCAGCTTGTAATGCATTTTCTCATAATGGACCAACAAAAACCTTTAATATTATTAGCAATTTGTATTTATCTTATTTTGGTAAAATAGATGAAAATGACACAAGACAAATCCAATTCTATGACGCGATTTCAAAGAAAAATGTGGATTGTGATTATTCTATTCAGATACTGGAGAGCTTATTGAGTCAAGGAAATAAATTAGACAGTAATATGATATTACCAATACAGCAACAATTGAAAGAATTATATCCTAAGTCGCCATTTGATTCTATCCCAAAGATCATTCATTTGCTTTTTTTCGGTGAAACCGATTTTCAGCCTTATCACTATAAATGTATTACTTCTATGATCAAGGCAATGCCGAATCATAAAATAGTGATTTATAATAAGGTGGAACCAAGTGGAAATTCTTATTGGAATCATCTGAAGACATTTTCTTGTGTAAATATTGAGAAAATAGAACCTCCAACCACTTTTGATGGATTTGACCTCAAACATTTTCAATATAAGGCTGATGTTGTTCGCATTGAAAAACTGTATGAACAAGGTGGTATTTATTTAGATATTGATATGCTCATTTTCAAAAACTTTGAAGAAATCTTTGAAACAGGTCACGACTTTTATATTTCTAGGGAAAATGCGGATGGAGAAGGATTGATCAATGCATTTATTGCATCCAAACCCAAGAATGAATTTCTGAAAATCTGGTTAGACAGTTTCAAAACTGGTTTACGTATGAATGTCTGGGCTTATCATATTCGCGATTCCAATGCCATCCTTCTAAAAGAAAACCCCCATTATTATTTGAAATACAACGTTTGCATCTTGAATGCTCAGGAGTTTTTCTCCATTGGTTGGTCCAACACAGAGGCATTTGCGTCTCTTAATGACGCAACTCCTAGATGCGATGGTGTATATGGTCAGCATCTTTTTGAGACCATATTGCATCATAACCTTATGGCAAATAAGTTTTTGAATGTATCTAAACCAGGGACTAAATGTGATGAAAATATAGTATTGGAAATAAATGAACCTGATCCTGTCCAGAGCTCCCAAATGATATGCAAAATAAATGACTATGTAGATGAAGTAGTTGTCTTGTCATTGAAAGAGAGACCAGAAAAGACCAAAGCAATTGTGGATCATTTGAATTTGCTTGGTATAAAGCACACAGTAATTCTGAATAAATTGCATTGGATGCCTTGTATTGGTTGTTTTGAGGCGCATATTGGTGCAATTCAATATGCAAAAGATCGGGGACTAAAGAATATAATGATATTAGAAGATGACGCTGAAATCAAAAACGTGGAGTCATTGAATAATTTGGGTGCTAACTTCCCGGATCATTGGGATATGCTTTATTTTGGTGGAATTTTAACTGGTTATATCTTTAGGTTGGAGCAGTGGGTTCGCGGTACGATTTGGTGTAATCACGCTTATATTGTAAATAGTAAAGTGTTTGATTTTATTTTAGACAAATTTTCCAAGTGCGATCTCGGTGAGTATGCTCAGAAGAAAGAAACCATAGATCATTTTTACACGAAACATATGAATGTAGAATACAATTGTTTCTTGCACGTTGATCAGCCTATTATTCAGAGAGAAGGATATAGCGATTTATCTAAGAAAGTAAAATGGAGCAATTTCAATTGGGATACATTTTCTTTGAAAAATCTTGCCGATTTGTAAGAGAAATAATATTTGAAATAATGAATTATTAAATTCAAATATTATTTATAATTTAGAGGGTGGATATTGATTTATTTAGATTTGTATTACTTCTCTCTTGGAGTCCAAAATTTTTTGTAAATTAGGCAAGAAAGCAAGTTCTTCCAAGATTTTGGTCTTCATCTTTCTTACAATATGAATGCGTTGGGACCACCAATCCTCTTCAATCGCCTGTTGAATAATATTCAAAGATCCTTCTTTATCATTCAGATCAAGGCGAACAAAAGCATCACCATCAATGTATTGTTCTAAGTTCGGGCATCCCCAATAAAAGCACAAGGTCTCACTCAAAATGGCATCCCATATTTTCTCCGTTGCATATCCATCCTCTGCATTATTTTCACAAGCCAAATGGTATTTGTATTGATGCATCCCATTATACTTATTATCATCTTGTAATGGTCCCTTATAACAGTCAAAATGATGATAATTGAACTTGCCATACACATCTATTATACTATGAGGTTCTTGCTCTTTTTCTTTCTCACAAATATAACCAATAAACTGATTTCTTAGCATCTGTCCCTCATCATCATTTCTACTACTGCAGATTGCGGATACTTTATCCATCTTTTCAATTGTAATTGGCTTTTGAATTTCTTCCAATGGGATTTCCAAGTGCCATTCTACGTTGTTCAGATATTTTTTGTGATAATTTACGTGAAAGAATTTTGCTGGATCTGGACTAGCCCAGTCACCCCATGTTTTGACACCCCAAGGTTTAGATTCGTTGTAAACCCACGGTTCCATTTGGAAGACAAGTGTTTTTTCTTCATCATAATACTCACCTATTCCATAAAGTGGTCTATTAATAAGAACATAATAATCAATATTTTCATCTTCCCACGTAATTTGTATATTGTTCCAACAATAGTTGTCTGGGTCATTACACATTTTTCTGTAATTTTCACATAACTCTTGAGAACTACACCAGTCACACATAACCTTTATTCTAGTTGTGTCTTTTTTCCTTGGTTGTTTATAAGATTGTAAATCTGAGACAGATGATAAATTACATTTATTTGATAATAAATTTTGCCCACTTTTCAGAAAACTTTCATAAACATCCTTCTTGATATAAATACCATCATTTGGACCAAAATATGGCGATGGAGTGAGTTTTGTTATTTTACTTTTCAAGAAACCCAATGTATTGAATGATAAACAACTAGAATCATTGAGACATAGTTCAATACATTCCTCCCTAGATCTTTGTCCATAAATATCATTATTAATTTGGTCTTTTCCTTTTACAAATACAAAATCTGTTTTCAGTTTTTCTTCTAAAATCTTATCGCTAAAATCTATCGCAGCAGAACTGCTTTGAATGTCACTATCTATTAGTTTCCCTCCTTCGTTCCAATCAGAAAATGCCAATTGAGGTCTGGATTCAAATGCTGGTAGAGAATAATTGATTTTCATCACATAATCAATGCCGTGTTTGATGCGATTCTTTTCAATATAGTCTATCATTGCTTGTGCTCCGACCTTGTTCACAGAATAGCAAAATGTTCCACCAATATAAAGATTTCTATCCAAATGGAATACACTTGTTTGATCTACTAATTTTTCAACATTATACAAGTGCTCTACCTTCTTTCTTTCTTCACCAAACATATGGTAACCGAAAAAGATCACAGGATTCTCAGCACATTTTTTCCCCATAAATCTGAGTTTCTCTTTAAAGTCTTTGCATAACTCAGCATCATCTTCCAATATAACATAATAATCATTGTCTTTATCGTTGAGCAAATGCTTCCACAACATTAAATGCGTAAGTGCACATCCCATAAATCCACATCTCCAACCAAAGTCATTCCCCTTGAATAATTGACTCAAGTAAAGGGTCGGTTCTAAAACATAACCATCAACAGCTTCAACAAATTCATAATCATCTTCTTCAAAATCTTCTTTGCTAAGAGTTTCTATCATAAATGCTTTTCTGTCTTCCCTCTTCAATAAGTTCACTACTTTGATATGCGTCTTTTTTTTGGGAGCAGGCATATAATCTTTAATTTGTTCTACTTTAAATGGTAATGCCAATCCAGATTCCTTCCTTACTTTTATCTCGCCATTATAAAACTGTGATTCATCATTTAAATGATACGCATTGATCTGGCTATTATCTCCGCGTTCTGATGTCAAACGGCCAATGTGTCTACAAGTAATCCTATTGAAGAACCCACTTTTGAAACCAGCTTTTGCCCATTTATCTGCATAATCCATCTCAAAAAACTGATTATTTGAATTAAAATCTCCTATTGATAAAATTGTACTAACATCTGTAAGCGAGGGTCTGAAACTGTAATGTGGCCAATAATGGTTATTCATGTAGTCATAAGTCCCTTCTTTATGCACGTGAACTGAGTATTCTGGATTATTTGCTACTTGTTCATCCCCTTTGACATTATAAGTATCAATGGTTTCGCAATAATTAACGTTGAATAGGATCTGTTTGACATTATAAGGCGAAAGAACTTGAAGACCTTGGATTGCCTTTTCAACATAGGGCATCTTATCGTGAAACAAGAAGTCATCTTCCATATGAATCCAATATTTGGGTTTGATTTCGTTTAACTTGTTCCAAATAATATTCATACTTTCTCTGTGACCTTTTTCTTTGATATCTTTGAAATAATATTTGATCCAAGGGTATAAGGTCTGCATCTTTTCTCTATCTTCATCACTTGAGTTATCATCAACACAAAACCAATAATCCACCTTGTTATAATCTGTCCATTGATTCAAAATGGAATTCATCGTCTTTTGGAACAAATCTAATCTCTTACAAGTAGTAAAAGAGAGAAATATAGTCGGGCTATTATCTTTGTTTTTAATGTTCTGTAATACAGAGTTGTTTGGGTAACTAATAAAATTCTGTATATTCTTTGCAAACAAGATTTGCCATATTTTGAAGAAGCCGTCGTCACATTGCTGGTTTGATTTTTTGAAATCGGCTAATAAGTCCTGAACCTTGTAAAAGAGTTGTAAAGTACCTGGATCCTTGTTTAATGGTTCTAGATAAAACCCCATATTCGCAAATGCCGCCCTTACCATATTGAGGGATAGTAGTCTATTTATTATTATTTTTTTACAACATTGGTATCCAGTTTCGTGGTCATTTACATAATAAGCTGATATACAATTCTGATATTCTAAGTTGTCATTGTATTTATCCTTATGCAAGAAGAGCTTATCTGGGAAGTCCTTTTTGTAATTTTTGTATTTAATATAGAGGGCATTGGTAAGTAAATTGAATCCTTTATTCCTGTATTCTTCAGCTGCACTTGCAATTCCTTCTATACGCTCATTATCGTATTCAATCGTCTTCATCCAATAAAGACACGCATTTTCTGACTCTCCCTTAGATTTGTAGAGATCTCCTAAGGTTAGACACGAAATGTATTTTTCTTGTGCCCAGTTGTTGAGTGTGAGTACCTTCTTATACCATTCAATTGCTTTATCCACATATTTATGACCAGAGTCTTTGTAACTTTGAGCGCAGTAAAATGCATATCTATGTGCCAGGCCTATATCACCAGTTGGATTATCCAGTTCTGTTTGGAATGCCTTTTCTAAAATCTGGGCATCATCGTAATACTTATTCGGGTTTTCATTTCTAGAACTGGAACGCCCGGATTCAAAAAAGTAGTTGCCTTCAATCGTTGAACTGGTTTGACCCTTATCCACTTCCGAAATGACCTCGTGTAAGACACCTACATATCTCCATTTTTTGCGGTTATTCACAATAGGGAGTCGCAAATATTTGAAATTCTCACTGCCGAAGTAGACGTGATAAGAGTCATATTTTCCAAAGTCAGGTGGAAGTTGAAAATCGCCAATAATCTCGTCATCTGCGTCAAATATGAAAAGGTAGTCGGTCTTTTGGAAAGCTTCATTTATGGCCTGAGTGCGATTATATCCGAAGTTTTGCCAAGGATCTTCAAAGAGTTCACCTGGAATGCCTAGTTCTTGGAAAAAATCCTTGATAATCTGAATTGTATTATCGGTGGATCCAGTGTCTGAAATAACCCAATAGTCAAATTTGACTTTTTTACAAAGCTTTTCTAGTTTGTCTTTTATTATTTTAGATTCGTTCTTTACAATCATATTAAGACAAATTGTGGGTGTTGGGTTTTTGGAAATTATTTCTCTTCCAGTTTCGTCTATTTCCTCTATTGTAAGTCTTGGCATATTATTGGTATATTTTGAATTACTTTTAATTAGTAATTGAAAATAATATATTTTAATATAGCGTTATTTTAGTTAGAATAAAAATGTCAAGAAGTTCAACAAGTTCAACAAGATTAACATCTCAAGTGCCAGAACCAAAACCAAAATCAGATACAAGTTCCTTTCCTAGTCTTCAAGTACGAACCTTACCTTTACCTGAAAATATATGCTTATATTTACAAACTGCTAATAGTTATAACGTAAGACAAAGACAATCATTTTTTGTACAACCAGGAACAAATATGATTAGTATTCTTGGTCAAGTAGTACCAAAGAAGATATCATATAAGTATCCTATAAGGCCAGAACCAATTTTACAAATACTAGCAGAACCTGGTAGAGATTTTGGAATGTATATTTATATAGGTAAGAACGGTATATTACCTTATCCTTGTAGAAGTAATGGTTCCAATATATTTAAAAATTTTTTATTTGATGCATTGCGTAAAGAAATTGAATCATTAGGTGTAACAAGTATTAATGAGTTTCAATTTCAAATTATACATACGAGAGATGCACCAGATACGAGACATTCACCAGATGGTAATTCTTTCAGGCTAACTAACTTTCATGATGGTGGTGTTAAATTTAGACTTTATGGTAGCGTTTTAATGGCTGGAGACGAAGTAGACGATATGATTGTAAATAATAAAAGTTATGGTAATGAAATTTTTATAGTTTCAGATGATGGAATTATACCTTTGGAAAAAAGGCAAAGAATAAGAGGTGGTAGAAAAAGAAAAACTAGAAAATCCAAGAAATCCAAGAAGTCCAAGAAAACCAGAAAATCAAGGTCTAGAAGTAAGGTAAGACATTAATTTCAAATATTCTGGATAATCGTTTTCATAAGTATATTCATTGATTGTTTTGATGGTTTCGTCAGTAGAAGGAAATCTAATAATTTCACCTCTGCTATGAAAATGAAATAAGGCAATGCCACGATAATAAGGATGATTCCAATATTTAAACTCAAAAAATCCTGAAGCTTTTTGTAATATATAATACACTGTTTTCCAAACATCCCCAGTCCAAGGCTCGCCATATTTCAAAATCCCGTTCTCTACATTATGTTTAATCGGAATCTTCAATTGTTCCCTACAGTTCTGCGGCAGTATATCATCTATGAAAATCATCATTTTACTATCAGATTTTAAGTGCTTGATAGCATTGTTAAAATCTCGCAACAAGTATTCACATTGGTGCATTCCATCAATAAAAACCACATCAAACTCATCATCACAATCTTCAAAATACTCGTCTGAAGTTTTCTTGATAATGTTGTCATCTGAACTATAATAAAATACTGGGTCTGGGTCCACACCCACTTTGTTCTCTTCTTGGAAATGTACACCTTTAAAAGTATATCCATATTCCACACCTATTTCCAAATAAACATCTGTTGGACTTGTACAACTGTTAATAATGTCGTGTCTTTTACTCAATTCTGTGTTAAAAGGTAGAATATATGGATCTATTGGTTTCTCTCTTAACACCTCAAACAAGGAGCAACTTTTATAGATCAAAAAGAAGTATTGTTCTAATTGTTCCCAACTTGAATTGGCCATTGCATAACACTTCATTCTTGGAAAAATGGCAAAATCGTCGTCTAATCTCTGGCACAGCTGTTCTGGTGTAAAACTATTTTCCAAGACAATGAAATCATTCCTAGGATCTTTATATAATTCTTGGATTTTTTCCAGATTTTGGTTTAAAGCATTTATGCCCAAGATGCAATATTGCACATCATAATCAGTATGCAATAGCTTGTTGCAAAATTTGTGCTTATAAGTGGCAGGATCGCGCTCCCATATTTTGCTATGATGCCACATATAATTGTGATCTTCCTCTGCATCTAGACTCTTCATCACTTCGTGTACCTTGTATTTGGCAAAAAACTGTGGCATAATATGCGTCGGACCTAATCTGTTGATCTCTTGATTCCTTATAAGAGAGAAATTATTGTTACCATTATTCATATACTGAATATATCCAAGTTTGGCCAACTTCGCCATTTTTGTGCTTGGATTTATCGCCGTTTTCAAAAGCACCTCATAATCGTCACAAACTGGCAAATACTCTGAGTAATTTCCGACTTGTAGTAAGGTATCGTGCCTCCAAATGCGCGGGTGATTAGGTAGGCAGACCAAATGGGACAGTGTTATGTTATTAATATTGGGTGTATTATAAACGTTGACCCAGTTTGAGCAAGTTAACCTGGTCTCTAGCAAATCGCCATAATCCAACTTCTGACAATAATATCCACCGTAACCTTTGCAAATAAAATCGCCATATGAAAAATTGGCACCATCTTCATAAATATTGATAAAGTCCATATAAATAAATCCTACTTCTTGGTCTTGTTCAAAGACTTGGATCGCATCTGAAAGAACATCTGGTAAAATCACGTCATCGTGGTCTAGTTCCAAGAAATATTTTCCTCTGCAGAGAGAAACACATTCATTTTTGACATTGCCAATGGACCCACTGTTTTCGCTTCTTCTGTAAAGCCGGACTCTCTTATCACTGGAGAACTTTTCTCTCAAGAAGTTGAAATGTTTGTCGTCTAAGTCAGGGGAATCATCCATAATTACCCATTCCCAGCTCTTACAAGTTTGTGTTTCTAGTCCGATGTAAACGCGATTGATCTTGTCATAAGTATTGTAACAACTAGTGAAAACCGAGAACTGTGGTCTGGTTTCTTCACGAGGTTTGATGACATTATCAATAAAACAATAGTTGACAGAGGAATTGAGTTCTTGAACATTCCTGATTTGTTTCAAATGAAACCAGCGACTACAACATAAACTAGCATCTATCATTGAAAACACATCATTTGTGTATTCATTGTCACTTGATCCAAATGTGACTAATATGGGATAATTGGTATCAAACAGTTTATTAAGGTCCTCTTTTTTTTCAATTATCTCTATTGTACAATCAAGTTCAGACGCATTTTCTTGAAAAAACTGGTCGATGTATGTGTATTTGGGTAACCGAAAAAAAAGCACTAGTGGATATTTCATATATGCATAATAAGCTTTGTAATATTTAAATGGTGATTACATAATAATTAGATTCAAATAATGAATTTAATTATTGTTTTTGGATCTATTTGTGAATTATAGGAACCTTGAAATAAGTGAAATACAAAATTGTAAACGCACCATCTATCAAAAATCCTGCTAAACTAAATAAAAATAAAATCCATTCAAAAAATGTTTTGTTTTCCATAACGTAAAAATAATACGTTAATAATCCGAAAAATGGTATAGCAAGAATGTCTCCAATATGAGTCGTTTCATTTATAATTTTTTTCATATTATATTATATTTATATAATATTATATTATATTATATTTATATAATTAAATTTGGCTATAACTCTTAGGGTTAATTTTGAATCAGCCTTCATCCATTTTTGTGTATAGTTTTACCTGAATATTCAATAAAAGCTCCATAATAAAGCGGGAGAGGGCTTTGTTAGTATTCTGGATTATGTTTCTTGAAAATACATCCTTGTGGTGTTAGTCCGCGAACTGTACTCGTAACAATCGCAGGATTCTGATTTGCGCAAGTAGACATCCAAATTTTAATAATACAGAAATTTTTCTTGGGTGATATGGTAATTCCGGTCACATTGGCAACAAATGATTCTTGGGTGCTAATAGTCTCTCCAACAACAACATAAGTAAGGTCACGCCATACTTCGTAAACATTCTTATTCGCCACTTTATAGGAGAAACTACCGCCTTGTCTGTTCTTTGGATCCTCCCAAATTGGAGAAATCCCTTTACGCATAATAAACAACATACAATTCTTCACTAAAACTTCTGGGAGAGTTTCAGAAACAGCAATTGTACCTTCTACTGTGTCCAGTTCATAAATCTCTTTGTAACTTTTGAGAGACCAGTCTGTGTCGTGTGGTAAATGTGCATAAAGTACCCAAGATTGTGCTAACCTGTGAGATTCATTGGTGGTCATTGTATCTGTTGCCATTGTGTTGTGCGGAGTTACCATATAAT